CGGGCGGCCTGACCGGCGGCGGTGCTTTGAGCGCCGACCTCAATCTGGCGGGTGTGGTCTTCGGCGCGTCCGGTGCGGGCCACGCCATCGGCATGGTGCCCGATCCCGGCGCGACCGCTGGGGCCAGCCGCTACCTGCGCGAGGACGCAACCTGGGTACTGCCGCCTTTCAGCCCGGTCACGAGCGTCTTCGGGCGCACGGGCGCGGTGGTCTCGCAGGCGGGCGACTACAGCTCCTTCTACGTGCCGCTAGCGCGGCAGATCAATACCAGCCTGGGCCTCGCGGGCGGCGGCGCGCTCAGCGCCGACCTCAACCTCGTGGGCGTGGTTTTCGGCGTCTCGGGGGCAAGCCACGCCATCGGCATGGTGCCCGATCCCGGCGCGGCGGCGGGCTCGACGCGCTATCTGCGCGAGGACGCGACCTGGGTCGCGCCCAGCGTGAGCGTCGCCGACGACACCAGCACGCAGCGCGTCGAGGTGGCGCTCGCGGGAACGCTGGAGGGGACGCGCAAGCAATTGAATTTCATCGCGGGCTCGGGCCAGACCATCAACGTCGCCGATAACTCGCTCAATAACCGCGTGGACATCACGCTCGCGGCCAGCGGCACGGGACCGGCCTCGCCCTCGATCTACGCGGTGGACGGCACGGTCATCGGCACGCGGCCCGAGCTGAACCTGATCCACGGTACCAACGTCACGCTGAGCGGCCTGGACAATAGCGGGGCCAACCGCGTGGACATCACGGTGACTGCAACCGGCGGCGGCGTTCCGGCCTCCCCCGTGAACAGTGTGCAGTGGAATAACGCCGGTGCCTTCGGCGGCTCGGCCAATTTGACGTGGGACAACGTGAATAGTCGGCTGGGAGTGGGGACGGCGAGTCCAAGGTCGGTTTTAGATGTTCAAGCAGCAACTGACTCTACGCTGCAATTCGGTCGAAATGGTCCCAACACAGGAAGACTTTTGTTTACTGACAGTTCTAGTAGTCCTACAAATGCTCAACTGGCAGGTTACTCAATTCATTGCTTTACTGGCGGTAGTGTTGCTGGCCTCGTAGAAGCAATGACGATTAACAGCATAGGTCAAGTCGGTATAGGGACAGTGAGTCCGCAAACGTCATTACAAGTCGGTTCATTGGATGAGGGAACGGGCGAAGCAACAAATCACGGAATGCTGGTTATTGCGAATTATGCTCCGACTAGTATCAATGGAACTGGTAACAGTGGCCTTGAATTTAAAAACGCTTCCGGCGGTGGCGGGTATGGCTGGAAGATTTTGCCTGTTCTTTCGGGTGGTGCTGTTCATTTATCTATTGCATTCAGAAGTGCAAGCGTGACTTGGTCAGAAGCATTACATATAACTAATTTGGGATATCTTGGCGTTGGGCTGAACCCCGTCTACCCCCTCGACGTGACCGGCGACATCAACACCTCCACCCTGTACCGCGTGGCCGGTGTTCCCCTCGCCGCATCCAACGTGGTCAACGCCGTGTCCACCATCGGCACCTACGCCGATCCGGCGTGGCTCACGTCGCTCAGTTGGGGCAAGCTGACCGGGACGCCGTCCGCCGCGCAGATTGGGCTGTTCCAGACGCCGTGGTTGAGCAATATCAACGCGGCGGGTTTCGCGCTTTCGGGACTGGCTAACTTATATCTCAATGCAACGGTCAATACGGGAACACTGATCACTCATTCGGCGGGGGGTTCGGCCCGCTGGGTATACGGCTCCAACTCAGACCCTGAATCCACGGGGAATGCGGGAAGTAATTTTGTGATTGCCCGTTATTCTGACGCGGGATCTTATCTGGGTTCTCCAGTCACAATTGCTCGCACCACCGGAATCGTAAACTTCAGCCAGACGCCGACCGTTGCGGGCGTGCCCATTGGCGGCGGCGTGCCCGCCGCGCCCGTGAATAGCGTGCAGTGGAACAACGCGGGCGCGTTCGGCGGCAGCGCGAATTTTGTTTTTACGAACGGCAACGTGGGCATCGGAACCAGCAGTCCTGGCGCGGCTCTTCAAGTGCAAGGCAGCGTCTCAATTAACAGCGCCCCTATAGCGGGTCGGACCTTCACCGCCTCACAAACAACCTTTTGCGGCATAGTGATTGGTGTTGCGGGGCGGTCGAACTGGTATATCGACAATCGCGGTTCCAATGATGCACCTTATGACAGGTTCGCCATTAGTAACGGTTCTGCGGATTTATTGACAATCCTGACGAGTGGCTACGTGGGCATCGGAACCAGCAGTCCCAGCGGCGCGTTAGAAATCCATACAAATGCGACGACCAACTTAAGTTTTGGTTATGATTCAGGCCAAAGCTCTGCATATATTGCAAGTATCGATAACGCAGGATCTACCAACCAAACGATGGCGTTTCAAGCATCGCAGTTCGTTTTCTACAAATACACCGGCACCGGAAATGTCGGTATCGGGGTGAGCAACCCCAGTAATCTGCTTCACGTTCATGCCGCCAGCGCCACCGATGGGATACGGCTGGATTCTCCCAACAGCAGTCTGGTCATTTCGGGCGGCGACGGGGGCACGGCGCTTTATAACGCTCCCAACTCGGCTTGGGGGCACGCTTTCCAGGTGAACGGCGTCAGTAAGTTGTTCCTATCTAATACCGGGAGCCTCGGTATCAGCAACAATGCACCGACCCACTTATTGCAACTCGGCAATGACGACGCCTATAAGACCGCGACTGGTTCCTGGACTTACGGCTCCGATAGCCGCATCAAGCGCAACGTGCGCGATCTGGTGGGTGGGCTGGACGTGATCCGGCGAGTGCGCCCTATCGAAGCGGAAGCCAACGGGCTGGGCGGGTTGCCGGAAGGCCTGCGTCTGGTCGGTTTCCTGGCAGATGAGATGCAGAAAATCCTGCCGGGCACGGTCGGTAGTAGCCGCATGAAGCTGCGTGAAACCGATGCGGAAGAAGTGGACTTACTCAACCTCAACATTCACGAGTTGCTGATCCACACAGTCCTGGCGGTCCAGCAACTGGCGGCGATGATGGAAGTAAGAAACGGAGGAAACTAACTTGCTGACTTATGAGGAATCCCAAAGTTTAATGATGGACGGGACCTTCCGGGGCCGCGTCAAGGTGGCCTGCCTGAAATTCGCGGATGCCATCCTGAACGAATCCCCGACTGTGGCGGCGCACAATACGCGCATGCGCTGGGCGGCGGCCTGCATGCAAAACCCGGATCTTACCGCTCAGCAGATTCAGCCGCCCACCGTGATGGACGCCGCTGTGCAAGCGGCGGGCGCGGCGATCACCGATGCGGCCTTGCAGGCCGCCGTCGAAATCACCATCGAAAAAATAATTTGAGGAGGAACCATGACTTTATCGTTGGACCACCAGCACCGCCTGAATCTGATTCTGCTCCTGGGCGCGCAGCGCGGCACCGTGGCCGATATCCGCCAGTACGGCAGTCTGATCGACCGCCTGGAGCTGAACGACGAGGAGAAGAAAGTGATTCGATTCCAGGTCGTGGTGCGCGAGGACGGGGCCGAGATGTTCGCGTGGGACCGGGCGCTCAAGCTGCCGCCGATAGAGGTCGAGATCTCGGACGCCGAGGCGCAGCGCCTGCGCCGCATCCTGGAGGAGTGGCCGCACTTCGTCATCGGGGCGGATCGCGGCTGGCTGGCGTCGCTGATGCCGCAGTTGCCCAATTTGGACGCCGCCAGCGCGCAGCCGGTGCCCGCGCGCCGCATGTAGGAGTATGCCGATTCAGAAGATCGAGTTTCGACCGGGGATCGTCAGGGAACTGACGCAGTACGCCAACTCGGGCGGCTGGTGGGACGCCGACAAGGTGCGCTTTCGCGCCGGATACCCCGAGAAAATCGGCGGCTGGCAGGCGGTGACGCGCGCGCCCTTCGCCGGGGTCTGCCGGTCGCTGCATCAGTGGTCGAGCGTGGAGTACGACCGCTATGTGGGCATGGGGACGAGCACCAAGCTCTACATCCTCTGGGGCAACAGCTACTACGACATCACGCCGATCCGCGCCACGCTGACTTTGCCCACCGATCCGATCTCCACTTACTCGGTCGGCTCCACCACCCAGGAAACTTTCTTTGAGGTGACCACCAATACGCCGGGTCACGGGATGACGCAGCCGGGGGATACAGTCACGCTCTCCGGGGTCTCGACTCCGGTGGACGTGTTTCCGGCGAGCGACTTCAATACCTCGTTTGTCGTCACCGCCGTGATCAGCCCCACGCAGTTCATCATCGCGCTTCCGGGTCAGGCCAGCGCCTACGGCGTGAAGGGCGGTGGCAGCGCGGTCAAGGCCACCTTCCAGATCCCGACCGGCCTGGAGAACGCCGTGGTCGGCACCGGCTGGGGGATTCCGCCGTGGGGCGGCTCCAGCAATCTCCTGCCCACCAAGGCGGTCGCGCTCAACGGCCTCGCCACCTACGCCTCGCCCGATATCCTGAAGGTCAACGCGCCCGCGCACGGTTTCACCAACGCCGATTCGGTGGCGATCACCGGCATGACCGGCACCGTCGATGTCTTCCTGCCCGCCGACATCAACAACGTGCAGATGACGGTCCAGCAGGTGATCGACGCCGACAACTTCACGGTGGCGGTGCCGGGAACCAAGGTGATGAGCGCGACCGGGATCGCGGGCGGCGGCTCGGGCATGAGCGTCAACGAGTGGACCGGCTGGGGCATGAGCTTCGACCCGCGCCTGCTCTCGCCGGTCGGTTACGACGTCAACCAGATCCGCTTGTGGGACATGGACAATTTCGGCGAGGATCTGGTCGCCAACATCCGTAACGGCCCGATCTACTACTGGCACCAGCAGCTCGGCGTGGGCACGCCCGCCTCGCCGCTCAACCAGACGATCACGGTGGGCGGCGTCGTGTTCACGCCCAATCAGGTCCCCAACTACGCGGCCCAGGTGCTGGTCTCGCCCAACGACCGGCACCTGATCGCCTTCGGCTGCGACGATGTGGGCCAGACCCTGCCCGATCCGCTGCTCGTGCGCTGGTCGAACGAGGAGGACGCCTACGACTGGGAGCCGCGCCGCGACAACAGTGCGGGCGGCCAGCGGCTCTCGCTTGGCAGCTACATCATCAGCGCGCTGCGCACGCGCCAGGAGATTCTGATCTGGACCGACCTCGGCCTGTGGAGCATGCGCTACATCGGCGCGCCCTACATCTTCGGCTTCGACACGGTGGCCGAGGGCTTGAGCATCATCGGCCCCAACGCCAGCGTGAACGCGGGCAACATGCTGTTTTGGATGGACCGGGGCATTTTTTACGCCTACACCGGCCAAGTGCAGGAGCTGCCCTGCACCATCAAGGATTACGTGTTCAGCGACCTGAACTACACCCAGGAGTACAAGATCTGCACCGGGCACAACCACAGTTTCAGCGAGGTGATCTGGTTTTATTGTTCCAGCGAAAGCAGCGAGATCGACAAGTACATCATCTACAACTATGTCGATCAGAACTGGAGCATCGGCAACCTGGAGCGCACCGCGTGGCTCGACATGGGCCGCTCGGCCTACCCGATTGCGGCCAGCCCGGTCACCAACCTGCTCTACTACCACGAGCTGGGCACCGACAACGACGGCTCCCCGCTGCCCGCCTACGTCGAATCGAGCGACATGGACCAGGGCGGCGGCGATCACTTCCTCTTCCTGGGACGTATGTTACCCGACGTTCAGTTTCGCGGGTCGAGCAACTCCCAGTCGGTCGGCATCTCGGTATTGACGCGCAACGCCGCGCTCGGCACCAAGGACGTGGGCGCGCGCTTCACGGTCACGCCCGTGACCGAGCAGAACTGGATTCGGGTGCGCGCCCGCCAGATCAGCTTCCGCATCGAATCGAGCGATGTCGGCGTGGGCTGGAGGCTGGGCAACCTGCGCGCCGACATGCAGGTGGACGGGAAGAGGTAACCATGGCGCGCCAAGTCCGACAGACGCTGCCCGATCCGCCGCCGCAGTACGACCAGGAGTACATCGCCGCGCTGGCGCGCTCGATCAACAGCTTCATGGGGCAGGCCACCGCGCTCGCCGAGGTGACGGCGGGCCGCTTCATCACGACCGACCCGGTGGCGGTGCCGGGGGACCTGCCCGACACCACCGCGCTGCCGACCGGCATGCTGTACCTCAAGCCGATCATGAATGTGGAGGACGTGCCCGGTACGAGCGTGGCGCAGCAGGTGTGGGCGACGGCCACCTTGACTCTGACCACCACCCAGACGGCGATCCCCGGCTGCGCGATCACGCTGCCTCGCGACGGCACCTATCTCTTGATGGCGGCCTATGATTTCAATGTGGTGGGCAACGAGCAGAGCGCGACCCTGTACGGCAGCGAGGCCGCCAGCCCGCATCATGCCGCCGTCGAGACCAGCTCGAAGACGGGCCGCAACTTCGTCTACCTGAATGGCATTTACACCGCAGGCAAGAGCGGGCAGGTAGTCCAGTCCACGGCCTGGAAGAGCGGCGGCAGCGGCACATCGTACACCGGCATGGAGTGCATGCTGCTCGCGCTCTGGATCATGGCCGTGCCCTCGGGCGCGGGCAGCAATTATCTTACGGTAGTGGAGGAGACCGACCCCTAAAGGAAATTAGCTTATGATGAACCCGATTCGCAACATCGAACGCGCTCCCGGCCCCGGCGGCCCCGAGCGGTCGCTGGGCTTGCCCAAGAAGAACCCGCTCGGCGGCTTGGGCGGCGGCTTTGACGCGGGGCGGCACCGCCCGCACCAGTACCCGGCGCAGCGCGCTCCCGGCCTGCGCATGGCGAAGGGGCCGTCCAAGGGGCTGTTCAGGCCCAGCCTGTTCGCCATGCAGGAGGGCGGCGAAGTGGACGCGCCCGATCCCGAGGACCTGCGCTCGCCCGACGACAATCTGTCGCCGCACGACGCCCAGCTCAAGCAGCTCGTGGTCGGGGCCATGGCCGCGCTGCGCGGCGAGAGCCCCGACCCCAAGCGCGCCATCCAGGCCTTCATCGACGCCTTCGGCATGGACGATTACCTGGAGCTGCGCCAGATGGTGCTCGGCCAGCATCAGGAGCCCGACGCCGACGATCAGGGCGGGCCGCCCGATTTCGACGAGGACGACCTCTCCCCGAGCGGCCCGAGCGGCCAGGGCGCGCCGCCGCCCGAGGAGCCGCCCCAGCAGCAGCCGCCCGCGCCCGCCGGGATGCAGGTGGGCGGCCTGTTGAGCGGCCCCGGCAGCGGGCAGAGCGACGAGATCGAGGCGCGCACCCCGAGCGGGCGCAAGGTGCTGCTCAGTGACGGCGAGTACGTGATCGACGCGCCCACCGTGGCCGCGCTCGGCGACGGCAGCAGCAGCTCGGGCGCGCGCCGCCTGGACGCCTTTCGCGAGGCCATCCGCAAGCAGGCCTATGGGCACGGGGATCAGGCCAAGCCCATGAAAAAGGGCGGCAAACTGATGCTTTTAGATGCTTTAAATAGTTAACTTAGTTGACTTAGTTTAAGTATGGAAACTTTCGACTATCTGTTGACCAGGGCGCTAGAGGAGATGTTAGAGATCCGGGTAAATAGTCTTGCCTGCGGGGCTCCCACCGATTACCCGGCTTATTGTATGCTGGTGGGCGAAATTCGCGGTTTGCGGCTGGCCTTGCAGTCGATCCTGAAGGCCCGCGCGCAGGTGAAGGAGACATGAGTAGCGTTGAGTTACAACCGGCCCCGGCTTCCATCGAGGCAATCCTCGAAATCATGCGGCCCACCGCTTACCGCCTCCTGGTGCGCCTGCTCAAGCTGGGCGAGCAGACCAAGGGCGGGATCTATCTTCCTGAAAACGCGCGCAAGGCGCACGAGGCGGCCAGCCAGATGGCCGTGGTGCTGGCCATGGGCGCGGCGGCCTACCGGGAGTACGAGCGGTTTCCCTGCGGGCCGTACTGCCAAGTGGGCGACACCGTCCTGATGCGGGAGTATTCGGGCACGCGCTTCTGTATCGACGGCGAGGAGTACCGGCTGATCAACGACGACACGGTCGAAGCCGTGATCTACCAGCCCGAGCGGATCACGCGAGCGGTATAGGGTTATGGCGGAAGAAGGCAAGGACATCACGGTCGAAACGGAAGACGGCGGGATCGAAGTGGAGGTGGTCCGCGAGAAGCGCAGCGAGCGGCCCACGCTCCGGGGCGACACGCGCTCGCTCGATGTCAAGGACGACGAACTCAGGAAATACTCGGACGAGGTCCAGGACCGCATCAAGAAGCTGCGCTTCGCCTACCACGAGGAGCGCCGCATCCGCGAGCAGAAGGAGCGCGATCTCGCCACCAGCACCGATTTCACGCAGCGCCTCTACCGGGAGAACGCCGAGCTGAAGCGCAACGTGGCGCGCGGCGAGCAGGCGGTGATCCATCAGGCGATCACGCGCACCGACGCCGAGATCGCGCAGGCCAAGCAACTGGCGAAGCAGGCGCACGAGGCGGGCTCCATCGACGACTTTCTGACGAGCAACGAGAAGATGGCGCGCGCCGTGGCCGAGAAGGAGCGTCTGCACCTGCTCAAGGACGCGCCGGTCGAGGATGCGCCGCCGCCCGCGCAGGCCGCGCCGCCGCCCGCTCCCGGCCAGCCGCCGCGCGATGTGCGCGCCGATGCGTGGTTCGCCAAGAACACGTGGTGGGGCAAACCCGGTTATGAGAAGCAGACCCGGTATTTGAAGGGCCTGCACCAGGATCTGTTTGAGCGCAACATCACCTCGCTCGGCACGCCCGATGTCTACTGGAAGACCATCGAGGAGGAGTTAGCGACTTTGCCCGGTCTCGAAAACGGCAATGGCAACGGCCATGAGCCCGACGAGGAGCCGCGCGCCCATACCCGTCCGTTAGCAGTGGCGGGCGGCACACGCAGTGCCGGATCTGCGACCGCTGGCCGCTCCCGCGTTATCCGGTTATCAGAATCGCAGGTGCGGCTGGCGCACCGGCTCGGCATCACGCCTGAACAGTATGCTGCCGAGCTGGTCCTTCAAGAGGAACGGGGGGAAGCGAAGCATGGCTGACCGAACCCCGAGAGAGCAGGAAACTCGCGAGTCGGAGGCGCGCGCCCCCGCATGGCGGCCCGCCAATTCACTGCCCGACCCCGCGCAGCGACCGGGAGTCAAATTCCGGTGGATACGAACGTCGGCTGGTGGACAGTCCGATGCAACCAACGTCTCGCGCCGCCTGCGCGAGGGCTATGTGCCGGTGAAGGCCTCGGAGCATCCCGAACTCCAACTGCTCACCGACAGGGACTCCCGCTTCCCCGATTCCATCGAGGTGGGGGGACTGCTCCTATGCAAGGCTCCCGAGGAAATCACCCGCGCGCGCAGCCGGTATTACCGTGACCAGACCGTGGCGCAAATGAACGCAGTCGATAGTCAACTCATGGCTGAGCAGGACCCACGGATGCGCAGCATGTTTCGGGAAAGTGGAAAACCGCGAACCCGTTTCGGACCCGAGGCGCGACGCGATCCTGGGGGCGAAACGCAATTGCCGACCGGCGTGAGGTGACACTGCACCCGCCTCCCCGCTAGGTCCTGTTCGCGCGCGCGCCCCGGCGGGCGTGCGTGACCGCCAACGTGTACTCAACGGAGAGACTCATCGCTTATGGCGCAAATCAGCAGTCCCTACGGGATGAGGCCGGTGCAGATCTTCGGGGGAACGCCTTTCGCTGCGGCGATTCGCAGTTACCCGGTGTTGAGCAACCCGACCAACCCCATCTTTTTCGCCGAGCCCGTCGCCATCGTCGCTGGAAATATCCAGAAGATCGCGGCGTCGCCCACCAATGCCACCACGGCCAATTCGCCCATCGGCGTTTTCCTCGGCGCGGAATGGCAGGACCCGATTCGCGGGTTCGTCAATTCGCAGTACCTGCCGGGAGGCCTGGGCACCACGGCCACCCAGGTGCGCTGCAAGGTCCTGGAACACCCTTGGGCGGTCTTCAAGATCCAGGCTTCTGGGCCGGTCAACAACAACCAGCTCCAACTGAACATGGGCCTCTTGGCCAGCTCGCTCGTTCCCGGCTCTGCCAACGGCAACATCGCGACCGGCGACAGTCTGATCGCGGGCGACGCGGCCAGCATCGCCGTCACCGCCACGCTCGCGCTCACCATCGTGGGCTTCCCCAATGCGCCCGGTTCGCAGCCGGGAGATCCCTTCACCGACGTGCTGGTGTGCTGGAACTTCGGCGTTCACCGCATGATGAACTCGCTCGCGATCTAAGGAGGATAAGTTATGGCGATCTCTAGAGCACAATTACTCAAGGAACTTATCCCCGGATTAAACGTCCTGTTCGGCGTGGAGTACAAGCGCTACCAGGAGGAGCACAAGGAGATTTTCGCCATCGAAAACTCCGAGCGTTCCTTTGAAGAAGAGGTCAAGATCACCGGCTTCGGTCCCGCCCCCGTCAAGCAGGAGGGCGAGGCCATGCAGTACGACGACGCCCAGGAAAGTTACGTGGCCAGATACACCCACGAGACCATCGTCCTGGGTTTCGCGATCACCGAGGAAGCCGTCGAGGACAACCTCTACGACTCGCTCAGCGGGCGCTACACCAAGGCGCTGGCGCGCTCGATGGCCCACACCAAGCAGACCAAAGGGGCGGCGGTCTTGAATAACAGCTTCGACCCGCTGCATCCCATGGGCGACGGCGTGGCGCTCTGTTCCACCGTGCATCCGCTCGTGACCGGGGGCCTCGTCAACAGCAACACGCCCGCGACCCCGGCGGATCTCAACGAGACCTCGCTCGAAAACGCGGCCACGCAGATCGCGGGCTGGGTGGACGACCGGGGCCTGTTGGTCGCGGCCAAGCCGCGCAAGCTGATCATCCCGGCGGGCCTCATGTTCACCGCGACACGCACCCTGCGCAGCCAGTACCGACCGGGCACCGCCGACAACGACATCAACGCGATTTACACCAACGGGACCATCCCCGACGGGTATTTCGTCAACCATTACATTACCGACCCCGATGCGTGGTGGATTGTTACGGACATACCCAACGGGCTGAAGCATTTCGTCAGAGTCCCGCTGAAGACCGATGATGACGGGGACTTTGACACGGGGAATGTTCGCTATAAGGCAAGGGAGCGGTATTCCTTCGGCGCGAGCGATCCCTTGGGGGTCTTCGGTTCGCCGGGAGCTTGAGCGAAGTTAGTAAAGTCCTTCGCTTGGGGAGAAGGGCGGGTTATCTAAAAACCAGCTTGGGAATAATCTCGGGGGAGGTAACCTAAGTTGCCCAGTCAAGATAACTCGCCCGCTTACTCCGTAACCTCGGGCGCGGGCGGGAGCGCCTGTTCCTGCATCGCCGCCTGCTGATCCGCCGCCTGCTGCGCGCTCGCCTGATCGCTCTTGTGCTGGCGATCCGCCGCGCCTTCCTGGATGTCCACCAGATGCTTCAACGCGCCCTGGCGCTCGTCGCTCTGAAGCTGCGCGTGCTTGAACTGGTGGTCGAGGAAGGCCTGCCGGTCGCCCGATTGGGTGGCGGCGTGGGCGGTGCCTGCGGTGATCAGGGCGCGGTTGGTTTCGCCCTGGATCTGGGCCGCCGTGCGCCGCTCCTCGCTCGCCATCTTGGCTTGGTCGGTCTGGCCCTTCTGAAGCAATTTCTGCTGCTCCAGTTGCAGCTTGGCCTGATCGCTCTGCTGCTTGCCCTGCACCTGGGCCTGTTTGATCTGGAGTTCCTGTTGCTGCAACTGCACCATCGGGTCCTGCGCCTGCTGCTGCTGCTGGGTCTGCTGCTGCTGGGCCTGATTCTGGCCGAGCAGTTTCTGCGCCGCCTGGGCCTGGATGCCGCTTAATTGCTCCTCGACCTCGGGCGGCAGCTTGGTGGCGCTGTTGGGCAGGGGCACGCCCATCTGCATTTCGATGTCCTTGCGGTACTGGTAGGCGAGGTGCTCGGCGATGTGCGCCTGCCCCGCGCTCATGATCGAGGGCATCAAGGGCGACTGCTGCAAGGCCTGCTGGATCTTGGGGTCCTGGAGGAAGGCTTGGTGGGTCTGGAGGTGCGCCTGATGGTCCTGCCACTCGAAGGTCTTGACCGGCTTGCTCATCAGGATGTGCATGTTCTCGGTGACCGGGTCGGCGGGATCGATGTCGCTCTTGTCGGGCACGATCTGGTCGGCGTTG